CACATCGGAACCGATTTCGTCCACATATTTCACCGATGATATTGACGCCACGGGGCCACGCGACAAATAGATGAGGTTCGACAAATTGTTCCATCGGTTCGATGGGAATTTATCAAAGTATTCATCGATTGTTGTGGTCACCAAAATGCGGCGCGTGTATTCTTCACACATTTGACGTGCGGCCGTGATTAGGGCCGAAATCAAGGTGTCGTCATCACTATGGTCAACGCGAAGAAAATTCTTCGCCTCGTTCAATGTGATTGGTTCGGACGCCGCTGGCGTTACAATATCAAATGCCATTTATCGGGTTTCTTTTGATGTGGTTTTCTTTACTGCTTTTTTTGCTCGCGTCTTTGGTGGTTCTGCAATGGCTTCGCAGAATCCCGCGTTCAAAAAATCTGTTGCTATTTCATTGGAGTGGATATCCACTACCGCATCCTTGCGATAGTGGAATCCATTTCCAACGATAGATTTTAAAAATCTAACCTTCATCGTGATTAGGCTTGAGCCAAGTATTTCACGGCGCGAGTGTCGAGGACTTTTGAGTCCTTTCTTGAATAGCAAACGTAGCCGACCTCTAATTCGTCCATGTAGCGTTCGTTTAGACGAACGAACTGAACACCACCAGCAGAACGAACAACGAACTTGCTGAAATCAGCCGCCAACAATGTCTTTTGACCCGTTGTGATTGCTGATGCCATATCGTTGTTGTAGTATAGATTGAATCCAAATAATTTGTCCGGCTCACCAGCCGTCATCGACGGGATGAAAATCGGAAAATCGTTGGCACTGCCCAGCCCTAAACTACGAATCGCAGAAATTACAGAATCGTTGGCCATGAGCCCGAAGGTCGGCTTGTTTCTATAACTTGGGTCAATTGAGTGGATAAGGTCCAAGATATCGCCAGCAGTGATTGCCGTTGCAGATGCCGCGGTGTTTCCTAATGTTGCACCGGTGATGATACCTTGTGGTTGGCTTGAGCCAGTACCCGTTGTGAATGCCGCGTTTGTAGCGCGTGCGATTCTTTCACCCATTGATTCAGCAAGGAACGCGTTCAAATCGAATGCGTTGTCTTGCAACAATTGCATTGACACACGAACTTGTGATGCGTAGTTGTAAGCAGACAATTGTGCGTTTGCGAATGTCATATCTTGAACACCTACTGCCGCCGCTTCGCTTGTTAAAGCCGCATCGGTTGCCGTGTCGTTGATTGTTGGGTAATCCAACAATGCGCCACCCGCCGTGTTCAATTTTTTAGCCAAACGCTCAACCTCACCGGTGAACAATGAAGCGATGTCTAATTCGTTGCTGAAATCTTGAGGAACCAAGAATCCACCCAAAGAATCAGTGCCCGCGATTTGCGTTGATGTACCACGCAATTCACCCATGATTGAACGCTCTTCAGCAGTCAACGCACCCATTCCGTTGCGTAGGTATTTTTCGAATGCACCTTTGCGTGTTGCCTTTGGTGCCATTTCACGTGCTTCAACGTTTGCAGCCAATTCTTTTTTCAATTCAGCCGCACGCTCCAACGTGTCGATTTGGTCTTTGATGCTTCTTGCATCTGCTTCCATTGCGTCGAATTTCGACTTTTCTTCGGCGTTCAATGAACGTCCTTCTTTTTGTGCGTTGTCAACAATCGCCGTTGCGTTCTTGATCAACTCCGCGCGTTGTCCGCGCAATTCGATGTTTTTCATCGTTTAGAAATTTAAGGTTTTCAATTTATACAAATAAAGGTCGGTATCGTCTGCCGATTCGGTTTGTGTTTCAATGGATTCGGATTTGTTATGATCCGAGGCCGTTGCAACTTCCGTTTTGGTTTCTGATTCCAAATCGCGTGTTTTCAATTCCGATGTCGCCGACGGATACGCCGGTTGTGCGACTGGGGAAACATCCAACAATCGTGATATTTTTTCAATGATTCGGTAGGTTTTGCCGTCGCGTTGTTCCCAACGGTCCTTTTCAATCAAAAACGCAAACGATGATTGATTCACATCGCCACGTTTCATCAATTCCACCAAATCATTGGCATATGTTGTATTCGGTAGGTCTACTTCATAATATAGACCGCGAGCGTCGGAACCGATTCGCAATGTGCCCGATGACACACGGCCCAACAATAAGTTTTCATCGTGGTTGAAATATGCGCGAACGTCGTCGTTCATCACACCATCAAACGCACCGCGTTCGATTTGTTCGTAAAAACCACCCATCCATTCGGAATCCGAATTGTAAACGGCGGCATAACCACGTATCGTTTCGCCTTTGTATTCCGCGTTTTCCATTCGGAATTCGCGTTGTTCTTTCACCACGGATGATTTACGAACCTCGGCGTCGTATTTTTCCAATGTACTGAATCGGTGAACAACGTTCAAAACGGGTTTGCGTTCAACGTATGCATCCGATTCCGAATCGTAACGATACAAACGAATCAATGCCGCCGGATCATCGGGTGTTCCATTTACGATGAACCCGGAATCCGCCTCCAATTCACCATCGATTTCGATTTGAATGATTCGGCCGTATGCATTGCCGCCAGACGATGACCAACGAACAAAATCGCCAACCACCAATTCGTTTGGTTCGGCACGTTGTTCCGTTTTTGATTCCATTTCAACATCGTCATTCATTTCGCCTTTACCGAATGTGATGACGATTTCATCATCGGTTTCAATGACCGATTTGATGTGTCTTTCGTTTTTATTTTCTTCCATTTGTTCCAATGTTTTTTCGGCCCAACGCAACATTTCATCACCACCCCATGCCGCGTACATCACCGATCCGCAAATTTCGTTGCCATCGGAATCAATGAAATCGCCTTGGTCGTAAACCTTAGCACGTGATAAAAATGAATAAATGCGCGGCAAACGATCGTGTGAAACCATTTCACGATTGGCCAAAATGCGTGCCGTATTCCACCCGACAACCGTTCCACAATCGGAATCGTTTTCTTCGCGGTGTTTCAACGCTTTTGCGGCATTATCGGATGCCGCTTGTGGGTAATCATTCCACGGCATCGCCTTCGTCGTTTTTAGGGGTTCCCACTTCAACCATGTTCATTGGTTGCAAATACGCATCGCCGCCATCGATTGGGGCTAAATTTTCCATTTTGCGAACGTCGTTTGCGGAAATCCATCCCCATTGACGTCCCTTGGTGTATGCCTCGTATCTTGAACGAATATCACCACGCAACAATCCGTCCATATTGAATCGGATGTAATACGCAGAATCACCAACGAACAATTTGCGGTTCAATTCCGCTTCCCAACGTTTAACCCAAGGCAAAATCGTGTTGCGTTGGAATTGGATTCCTTGTTCTTCGATGTTGGCACGTGTGGATGAATTTTCCAATGATCCCAAATATGCCAATGGTATGCGGAAAAAACGTGCGATGTCCTCAACGCCGAATTTTCGTGTGCTGATGAATTGTGATTCTTGTGGGGAAATTGACATCTTTTCAACCTTCATCCCTTCTTCCAGAATCGCGGTTTTGTGTGCGTTGTCCAAACCGGCGTTGCGTTGTGTCCACGAACGGATCAAACGTTTGTACGCCTCATCGGATAAACGACCGGGGTGTGTCAACACCGCCGAAACGTTCGCACCATTTCCAAAGAATGAACCACCGAATCGATCCGCCGCCAAACCTAAACCAATTGATTCGCGTGCGGCCTCGATGACTGATTTTCCAACGATACCATCAAACCCAAGGCCAACGATGTGAATCATTTCCGAATCATCGAATGTTTCCTTTCCATCGATTTGATAGAATTTTTCGTCTTGGTACACCTTCACTTGAACGCGATCCGGATGGACCGGGATCAATTGCAATGGATTCCCGGCACCATCGCGTTTGATTGCGATGAATGCGTTGCCATGCAAACACAAATGCGCTTGACACGTCTCACGGAATGTGAAATCCGTCATCATCGCATTTGGATGGTGAATCAATTTGTTTATTGGGTGTGCATCGGCCTCGACAACGATTCCGTCATTGGTTTGTTTAACGTCCCACGGCAATGTTGCGATGGTTTCCGATATAACACGAACGGCACCAAATACCGCCGACAATTGCATCGCGGTTGTTTCGGTGATTGCGATTCCCGTTTTGGATTCGTTGTCAGCGAACAACCAATCGGCTGGATTCGACAACGACGTGGATGGGCGGTTTGGATTGTTTCTAAACGCGCCCAAAATGCGCCCGAATAAGTTTTGATTTTCGGCCATTCGGTTGAAAATGATTGTACAATATCAATTGCAATGTACAATATCATTTGCAAATGTTCAAAATTTAACAAAATAAGAAAGGGACACCGACGAATCGATGTCCCACCAACCAAAAACAACCACCAAAGAACTGGTGGATTTCTTAAATGGGTTTGTGAATGGCCACGTTTCTTTTCAAACGCTCATTCAATGCCGAACGACTGAATGACACATATGTTGTGCATTCTTTCAATATCACACCTTTGTGCGAAATCGATTCGACTAAAAATTCTTTTCCCGTGCGCGTCATTTCAATGATGTCGCCAACGTTGATGTCGTCAATAGGTTGCATCATTCGGTAATGTACGGAATCATTTGTTGTTGTGGTGTAGTACATAATTAAAAAATGTTTTACACAATATATGGATATTTTTTTAATTATCGCCGTAGTGCGTCACATCAGCACGAAAAACATTGATGATTTCGCCTTCAATCAACACGCGGATGATGTATCCATCGCCCGTTTCTGCCATCCACGGCGTCAATCCCAATTCAAACAACGCCAATCCCAAACGTCGCGCATCTTCCATATTCATCATAACATTCGAATTCCTTGTGATTCATATGTCGACGTCGATGAAACATCCTTGTTTTCCATCGTCATCATTTCACCCAATGCCATAATCATTGCAATAACACCATCGATTTTGTCGCCGGCTTTGGCCTTCGAAAATTTAATGTTTTCCGCGTCGTCCTTTTTCGTGACGACATTCGCCACCATCCATCGCAACATCCCGTGGCCACCGTGATGCAACAATCGTTTTTTGACCAATATTTCCGCATTCTTAATCGGTGCCGTCATTGAGATGAACCCTTGGCCGAACGGATCCATTGCGATGCCGTCATCGGTCAATTGTTGGACCAATGAATTCGAATTCCATCGGTCAAACGCCACCGATTGAATGTCGAATATTTCAGCGCATTCGGTGATCGTTCGTTTGATGACATTGTAATCCGTGGAATTCCCTTCCGTCACAATCAATTCGCCATTGGTGACGAATTTATCATATGAACCACCCGTTTGATTCCGACGTCGTTCAACGGCCGCTTCGGAAACGAACAACCGTGGAACCACCTTGATGGAATCGTCGTCCATTGGGAAAATCATCACGAATGCCGTGACATCCTCCGTTGCCGCCAAATCAAGGCCCGCGTAACATTTGCGACCTTTCAATTGTGCCAAATCAACATCGCCACTTGATTGCATCCATTCGTCGTCGGCAATCCATGACGCCAACGAATTGACCCATTGGTTCAAATGCAGTTGACGGAATGCGATTTCGGATGACGGCAATGTTTTGGCCTCGCGTGCCATTTTCTCAAAATATTCGGGTTTGATTGATATTCCAAAATTGGGGTTTGCCTTTTTCCAAACCTCCGGATCGTG